CCTCTTCTCTCCTATGCACCATGGGTGTTGCAGTTATTATCTGAATTCGCGATCCGTTACGGTTTGACCGTGAAAATTCAGAACTATTAAGAAATTAATAATAGCCGCCTCCGGGCGGTTTTTATTGCCATCACAAAGTCCACTTTCGAGTGGCTTTTTTAATGGCCTTAACCAACAGGAGTTCCCATGGCATCGAAAAAGCTCACGGCAGAGCAGCAGCAGCTTTTCGATGCTCTGACTCCGCTTCAGAAAAAGTTCTCACTGGCCATCATCAAGGGTAAGAACCAGACCGACGCATACAAGGCAGCGAAGGGGAAAGCGAAGGGCGACAACCTGCGTAAGGCTGCTCATGCGATTGCGACAAATTGCGACGTTTTAGCGTTCCTTGCATCTGTCCAAGTGTCAGCAGTGAGCGATGCCATCATGACCCGCGAAGAAGCGCTCAAGCGATTAACCTCAATGGGCCGCGCGCGCATCACTGACCTCGTTGATTTTGGTGAGCATGTTGTAGGTGAGGACGATGACGGTCGCCCTGTAATTCAAGCCACCTGGAAGTTTAAGGACTCAGTCAAACAGTCACCTGAACTACTCGACGCCATCGCCGAACTAACCGCAGGCAAAGACGGCATCAAGCTGAAGCTGCACGATGCACGCGGCGCTATTAAGCAGATAGGGGAGATGGAAGGCTGGGAAGCCCCGAAGAAGACCGAATTGTCCGGGCCTAATGGTGGCCCTATCCAGCATGAAGACCTTACCGATGAGCAATTAAAAGAGGCGTTACAGGAGCTGGGATATGGCCGTCGCAAAAACCAGCTCGAGGAAAAACTCGACGGTTCTTGAGGCTTTCAAAAAGAGAGCCATTGCTCAGGCGCTGGAAGGCCTGATGGATTTCACTCTGTATACCAACCCGAACTATGAGACGGGCTGGTTCAACGAACTACTCTGCGCTGAGCTCGATCACTTCCTGGCTGAAGTTGAAGCCGGGAACATGCCGCGCCTGATGATATTCGCACCACCGCGCTCTGGTAAGAGTGAACTGGCCTCCAGGCGCTTTCCGGCAAGGGTTCTCGGTAGGCATCCTGACTGGCATGTAATTTCCTGCTCCTATTCGTCCGATCTGGCAAACAGGATGTCTCGCGATACACAGCGAATTATCCAAGGCGAGCGTTACAGCGAGATTTATCCCGACACCAGGATGGGAGGGATGCGAAGTAGCGCCATCAAAACCGCCGAGCTATGGGAAATAGTTGATAGGAATGGCAGCTTGCATGGTGGCTCCTATCGCGCGGCGGGCGTTAACGGTGGTATCACCGGGCAGGGCATGCACATCGGTATTATTGATGACCCTGCCAAGGACTATAAAACAGCATCATCTAAAGCCTACCAGACAGCTGTTATGGATTGGTACGACACAACCTTCTTTACTCGCGCGGATCCGAAACTTAACGGCATTATCATCATCCTGACTCGCTGGCATAAAGATGACCTTGCCGGGCAACTACTAAAACTGGCTGAAGATGGTGGCGAACAGTGGCGCGTAGTTAGTTTCCCCATGGAGGCTGAGACTAACGAGGTCCACGAACTGAACGGCAAGCGGTTCAATCTGCGTAAGCCGGGTGACATCCTGTTTCCCGAGCGCATGCCGCAGGCGTTCGTCGACAAGTGCAAACAGCGTGGCTCACTCGTTTGGAGTGCTCTGTATCAGCAGCGCCCCACTGCAAAGGGTGGCGGACTTATCCGGTCTGAATGGTTCGGTGAGTACGACGTGCTGCCGAAAATGCAGTGGCGCGCCATCTATGGTGATACGGCTCAGAAAACTAATGAGGCCAACGACTTCTCTGTATTCGAACACTGGGGGCTTGGTGAGGACGGCAATGTCTATCTCATCGACATGATTCGCGGGAAGTGGGAGGCCGACGAACTTCAGCGTCGCGCGATCGCATTCTGGCAAAAATCGAAAGAGTTAAAAAATGGCCCGCTCCGCTACATGGCCATCGAAGACAAGTCATCCGGCACAGGGTTAATTCAGAACATCAAACGCAAAGCAGCGTGCCCAGTGCGCGCTATTCAGCGTAACCGCGACAAATACACGCGCCTTCTTGATGTGCAGGGACATATCGAATCCGGATATGTGCGCCTGCCATCTGCTGCGCCATTCGTTAACGACTTCCTCGTCGAGATGGAAGCCATCAACCCCGAGTTCAACACTCACGATGACCAGTTGGATCCGATGATGGACGCAATCGACGAGATGAAGAACAAGAAGAGCAGAGGCGTTTTCTCATGAGCTGGAACTGGCTTAAATGGTTTCGACCCAAGGTATCTGTCATTGTTGAAGAGGCTAAACCGGAGCCCGAGAAGAAGAAACCCGCAGGCACCTTCTCAACGCATAAACAGCACGCCTCAATCAGCCTGGACGATATCGAGAGGGCCGCATTCCCGGTTCGTGCAGCGCGCCCGGTAAACGGCGAAGGCCGGGCCATGGATGAGTCGTGTGCTCAGTCTCCATCTGCCGGTTATCGCTTCTCAACGCTCGGCGGTGTACCGGATAACGTGGTGGGCTGGTTCCTGTCTCAGGGATTTATTGGCCATCAGCTGTGCGCTGTCATGGCTCAGCAGTGGCTGGTTAACCGTGCCTGCAAAATCCCGCCGGAGGACGCCACGCGTAACGGCTGGAAGATTACTGGTGTTGACCCTGAAAAGGTTCAACGTCTGGAGAGGATTGACCGTAAGCGCGGCATCAAACGCCAGGTGCAGGAGTTCGCCCGCTTCAATCGGGTGTTCGGTATCCGGATCGCTATCTTCTGCGTAAATAGCGACGACCCGCAGTATTACGAAAATCCATTCAATATCGACGGCGTGGCGAAGGGTAGCTATCGCGGTATCAGCCAGGTTGACCCGTACTGGTGCGCACCAGAGCTTGAAGGTGTGGACGTCACCGACCCATCGTCGATGAACTTCTACGAACCTACGTACTGGCGTATTGCCAACAAGCGTTACCACCGTTCGCACCTGGTCATCATTCGCTACTCAGACGTTCCGGACGTTCTCAAGCCGACGTATCAGTTCGGTGGTCTGCCGCTACCCCAGCTCATCTGGGAGCGCGTGTACGGCGCCGAGCGGTCGGCGAATGAGGGGCCTCAGTTACTGATGTCGAAGCGACTGAACGTCATCAAGACTGACCTTGAGACGGCGATGTCGGACCCCGATAACTTCATCCAGAAGATTCAGGAGTTCGTCGAGCGTCGGGATAACTTCGGCGTTATGCCCATTGGTGATACCGATGGATACGAGCAGCACGAAACCTCTCTTGGTGACGTCGACTCCGTAATCATGACCGAATATCAATTGGTCGCCTCGGTCGCAGAGATGCCATCAACGAAACTCCTCGGCACATCGCCAAAGGGATTTAACCCAACGGGTGAGGCCGAAACCTCGACATACCGTGAAACGCTGGCAGGTATCCAGGAGCACAGCTGCACGCCATTTCTGAACCAGCATTACCAGTTGCTCACAAAGTCGGTGTTCGGCGAGAGCATCGATGTTGAGGTGGTGTGGAATCCTCTGGACGAACCAACCGAAACCGAGCAGGCGCAGACTGGACTCGCGAAGGCGCAGGCTGCCGAGATTTATCAAAACCTTGGTGTGGTAAGCGCGCAGCAGAACCAGCAGAAGCTGAAGGATGACGAGTCCAGCGGCTACGAATTTGAGGAGGTAGACGATGGCGGAGAAGAAGACGCTGAATCCCAGCGACTGGCAGAACAAATCGCGACCCTTCTACAGCCCTCTGTACCTGGAGCAGCAGTACCAGCGCCGGCTTCGACGCCTGGTAAACTGGATGAAAGGCAACCTGTCTGATGAGTTGCTGGCAACCAGTGGCCCATCGCTCGACTCAAAACTGACAACGCTGTCTGGCAAATACGCCAACCTGTTCCGCGATTACGCCCCCACGATGTTTAGCCCGGTGCTCGACGGCGCTGACAAGTCTACTCAGCGGCAATTCACCGCACTGAAACTTGATGATGCCGTCAACGCTGACACCGTACGCGGGTACTTCCGTGACGCAGCGCAGAAGAACGCGCAGCTGATATCGACGCTGCCGACGGATCACATCGAGAGGATTCGAAAGGCTGTGGCTGAGTCGCCTGGCGACCTGTCCGCACTTAAAGACATCCTGTCTGATGCCAACGGCAAACTCGACCGCCGATCCCGAAATATCGCAATGGACCAGACGCGCAAGGCGTACAACGACACAGCGATGATGAAGGCCCAGGCTACTGGGGCAACCAAAGGCATCTGGATTCACTCGCATCGAGGCCCTGCACATTCCCGTCCTAAACACGTTAAGGCGCACGGTAAAGAGTTCGACCTTGCCGTTGGCCTTCCGGTGGGCGATAGCGGTCAGAACGTCATCCCAGGGGAGGAAATCAGCTGTCATTGTACATTCAAACTGGTGGTCGACTTTGGAGTGAAATAATGACAACCGGCGTTAAAGCCCTCGACCGTTCTGCGCGAGTCATCGACGACAACGGGTGGATAAACGTAGAGGGCAACCCAATCAGTAAGGTCGGCGTGTTCGACTACCTCGGCAGCGAGATACCCGGCGCGCCAGACCCCGACAAAATTTACCAGGTGTACCGACCAGCGGAAGAGCTCAGTAGGCCAGAGACACTGGAGTCCTTCAAGCTCATCCCCTTCATCAACAATCACACCTGGCTCGGCGCTGAAGGCGCTAATCCGGGCGATGTTGGCGTGGACGGGATTGTCGGCGAAAAGGTCTATTTCGATTACCCCTACCTGAAAGCCAACCTTCGCGTCTTCTCCGATGAGATGAAGCAGGAGCTGGAGTCAGGCAAATCCCAGCTTTCACCGGCCTACAAATACGACGTGGAGTACGCTCCCGGCTCATTTGAAGGCACCAACTATCAGTACGTGCAGCGCAATCTGCGTTGCGGAAACCATCTCGCCCGAGTTGATGAGGGCAGAACAGGACCTGACGTCGCAGTGATGGACCAGGCCATAAACCAAAACTCCGACGGAGATAAAACGATGACTTTAGAGGAACTGATCGCGGCGCTCGGCAAGCTGGACGCCCCATCAATCGCCGCTGTCATGGCTGCGCTTCAGCAGATGAATCAGCCTGAAGTACCCGCTGAACCGGTTCTTGATGAGGATCCTATCGACCCGGCGGCAGCGCCAGCGGAAGACGAAGACCCGAACGCACCTAAGGCTGAGGATGAAGACCCTGACGCTCCGAAAGCAGAAGACGAGGATCCTACCGACACGCCAAAGGCTCAGGATGCCAAAATTGCCGCGCTGACCAAGCAAATTAAGACCCTGACTAAACAGGTGAAAGCGCAGGATACCGGCGCGCTGCTTAAAGAACTCGGTAAACGTAATGAGCTGGCCCAGCGCCTGACCCCATTCATTGGCGCGTTCGCGTGCGACTCCATGGATACCGTGGCGGTGGCGAAGTACGGTCTGGAGAAACTCGGCATCAAAGGTACCGCAGCCGGGCATGAAGTATCTGCGCTGAATGCAGCGCTGGCTATGAAGTCCGCTGCGCTACAAACCATCGTTGCATTCGGTCAGGATGCCGCGCCGACCAAAGCCAACGCTGTCTCTTCCGTAATTGATGATCTCTAAGGGGAACAGAATGACCTTTCAAAAAACAGTAGGCAGCGATCTGGCCTGGGGCATCCCCGGTGAGCAGGCGCTAGCAGGCGACGTTCGCGCCGAGCCAGTACAACTGAAAACTGTATTCAATGGGACGGCGGGCAAGCGAGTTCCGTTTGGTGCAGTGGCGCTGACACAGGCTGCCGGCGATAACGGCCTGGTGTCCATCGGTGGCACTGGAACCTACATCGGCATCATGTCCTCACCAAAGCAGTGGGCTGCTTATACCGCCCTGGGTGGTGATGAAGGTGGTATTGAGGCTGGCGCTCAACTGGAAGCGACTTCGCAGACCCCGGGTATGTTTATGGAGTTGACCACTGCCGCAGGTGTTGGTGATGCGATCGCATACAAAGCTGACGGCACACTGGTTGCTGCTCCGTTATCCGCTGCTCCCGCCAGCTCTACTCTGATCCCTGGCTCCCGCGTCGTGCGTTACAACGTGACTACCGGCATTGCAATCGTCGCCCTGCAGCAACTTCCGGTTCCGGCCGTAGCACCTTAATTCAAGGAAATAACAAATGCCTAAAACCTCAAAGGTGCATAAGCGCCTGTCTCCTGCTGCCGCTAAATTGCTGCAAAGCAAGCTGCGTGGCATTGCGATGGATTCAGCGGATAACGTCCGCTCCCTCGCAAAGGTGGGGATCCACGTATCTGATTTCGCTGCTCAGTCATACGCTCAGGCGTATGGTATGGACGCCGCCGTCAGCATTCCCGGCCTGACCGTCAACGCCTCACAGGGCAATAGCCCTTACATGCAATTCCTGCAGGCGTGGCTGACTGGTCAGGTGCAGGTGATCACCGCCGCCCGTAAAGCCGATGAGCTGATGGGCGTAGTTACTGCTGGCGCGTGGGAAGACGAAGAAGTCATCCAGGAAATTCTGGAACTGGTCGGCGTGGCCCAGCCGTACACCGACTACGGCAACATCCCGCTGTCCAGCTGGAACCTGACCTATGAGAAGCGTGGCGTGGTTCGCTTTGAAGAAGGTCTGCAGGTTGGTGAGCTAGAAGGCCTGCGTTCTGGTCGCATCGGCATTAACGCCTCAGAAACCAAACGTAACGCCGCCTCCCTGGCGCTGGAGATCTCCCGTAACCGTGTGGCCTTCTTCGGCTATGCGACGCATCCTGACACCCGCCCGATTTACGGCTACCTGAACGATCCGAATCTCCCGGCATATATCACCGTGTCAGCTGGCACTGGCGGTACAACCTGGGACAAAAAGACCTATGCGGAAATCGTGCGTGACCTGCTGACCGGTTTGGCGGCGTTGCGCGTTCAGTCGAAAGAAGTCATCGACCCAACCGCTACGCCAATCATCCTGGCTGTGGCATCGGAAAAAGTTGACTACCTGTCGACACCGAACGACCTGGGTGAAACGCCGTACGACTGGCTGCGTGAGAACTATTCGAATGTAACTGTTAAGTCTGCCATCGAACTGGATGATGCAAACGGCGGCGCTGACGTGTTCTACCTGTACGCAGAAACGGTTGGTGACTCTGGTACCGACGGTGGTGGTGTAATCGACCAGATCGTTCCGTCCCGCTTCCGCGCGCTGGGTGTGGATACATCCTGCAAACTGGTTACCGAAGACTTCACTAACGCCACCTCCGGTGCTCTGGTGAAACGTCCATTCGCTGTCTATCGCGCAAGCGGAATTTGATTTTAAGGGGCTTCGGCCCCGATTCTTTCTGGAGATAACCATGCCAGCAGTTTATTCATCCTGTACCTCTGACAACTTCTTCCCGGTCTGGAAAGGCCATGCGCGCAAGGACACCTACGACAAAGGCGTCCTGATTAAAGGTGGCGCTAACTCGCAAGACAAGCGCACCATGATCACCCCGCGCGGCGTGGCGACAGTAGTCACTGCCGAAGAACTCGAGCAACTCAAAGCAGACCCGGCATTCATGGGCTTCGTTGAGCGCGGATTTATGTCCTTCGACGAGAAGGCAAAACACGGACATGACGCCGAAGAGCGCGGCGCTGAGATGGACAAAGACAAGTCTGCCCAGGATACTGCTGAAGACTACGCGAAGATGGGCAAGAAGGCTCCCAAAGAGGAGAAATAACCCATGATCGACGTCGAAGAGTTCCGCCTGAAATTCCCGGCGTTCGCCAACCCAGTGTTGTATCCAACCGATAGTATCCTGCTGATGGCCGACATGACGGACTGCTACATCGACGTCGGCAATCGCTGGTTCCGCTGCGTGAAATGCCAGGAGCTCATGACAGAGCTTCTTACCGCACATCTTCTGCTGCTGAATGGCACTCCTATGGCGCCAGCCAACGGAGCCACCGGGATTATCAGCAATGCCACTGTAGGGTCGGTTAGCGTTGGTTTTGCCAGCGCGGCAGCCAATAAGGGCGCGTTCATGTCGTGGCTGGGAAAGACGGCATACGGTGAGCAACTTGCCGCATTGCTGGCGCGGCTGTCAGTTGGCCTTGGCTATATCGGTGGCGCTCCGGAGCGTCGTGCATTCAGAAAGGTTGGCGGGAGGTTCTAATGGGCAGAGGTCTGGATGAGCTGGTTAAGCGCGTGCAGGAGATGGGGCGACTGAAGGCTGAGGTCGGCTGGCAAGATACTGCCAAGTATTTGGATACCGGAGTTCCTGTGGCGCTGGTTGCTCAGACGCATGAGTTTGGTAGCCCAGCCCAGCGCATTCCTCCGCGCCCATTTGTCAGGCCGACTATAGCGGAAGAAGGGGCGAGTTGGTCAAGGGAAATGGGGCGTGGCGTTAAGGCTGTTGCCAATGGTTTGCGTACCCCTATTGATGTTCTCCAGGCTGTGGGTGAGCTTGCAGCCGGTGATGTTCGCATGACAATTACCCAAGTGAATTCCCCAGCACTGAAAGAGTCTACGCAGAAAGCGCGTTCCGCTAAGGGCTTTGAGCCAAGCAAGCCGCTACAGGAAACTGGTGAAATGCGCGCATCCTGCACTTCAATCGTTAAGGAGAAATGATGTTTGTTCCTGGCTCAAACCTTCTCGGTATGGCGATGTCCGCAATTAACCCAACCGCTGGCGTTCAGATTAAGCGCTTCCTTGGGCAGCAAGAGAACGACTTCGGTAAAACCATCAACTCCTACAGCGCGCCGGAAACTCTTTACGGTGCATCCGTTCAGCCACTGTCATTCCGCGACATCCAGCAGATGGGGCCTACCACCGGCCGCCAGTACATCACCGCATGGATTCAAACCGGTGCGCACTCAGCTTATCGTGGTGGTGCTGCCGATCTGATTCTTTGGGATGGGGCTGAATGGGAGATCCTTGACCCTACATCCTGGTTAAAACAGGACGGCTGGAGTCAGCCGGTCGCGGTACGACAATGAACGCGATATACAAACTCATCCGCGAAGTGCTGATCGCCGGGTTTTCCGGGCAGGGCATGACGGTGAGGGTGATGCAAAGCTATTCCGGTGTGTCGACCGGGCCGCCGGCTGTACCCGCAATCATCATGCACCACATTACCAGTGAGCGTGTCGGCTGGCAGTCCAGGAAGTCCAGAGTGACGAGCGGCAACCCGGAAATAATCGAGCACCAGAATGTTGCTGAGACTATTCAGTTTAACGCGGTGCTGCCGTTCGTGAAGCCAGAAGACGAAACCGTTGATACACCAACAGTTCAGGGTGTGCTGACAACCGCCTCGCTGATCCTTCAAAGTCATTTGATGCTCACTGCGCTAAAAGCCGCGGGCATGGGCATGCAGGTAGTGAAGCCCATTACCTCCAATTACATTCAGAATGAGGCCGAGCAGTGGGAGAACGTCCCGAGCTTCGATCTGATCATCTGTCACAAACTCACACTAACCCATGACGTGGGCAAGGTTGAGCAAATCACCAGCGGGATATACCGCGTTTAACGAGGATTGCTGATGAGCATCTCTATCAAGAAATACGTGGACATTACGTCCGGCGTAGGAGGCAGCGCGGCCGTTAAAGAGCGCGAGCTTATCCTTCGCCTGTTCACGAAGGACACGAAGGTTCCTGCTGGCGTAGTGATGGAATTTACCGACATTAACGATGTGTCCACGACTTTTGGCACCACATCGGAGGAGTACAAACGAGCCGCGCTGTATTTTGGCTTTGTGTCGAAGATCATCACCAAGGCAAAGAAAATCTCCTTCGCGCATTACAGTGATGCTTCTTCTGCAGCGGCCCCGGGGATTGTCGGCGGTACTCCGATGACCACCATCGCGACCTGGCAGGCCATCACTGACGGCTCTGTTCGAATCACTGTTGGACAGTCTGATTACCTGCTTGACGATCTCGACTTCTCTTCAGCTGCTGCTTTGGCTGATGTGGCAACTGCTATCCAGACCAAACTCCGGGGCATTCTCGGCGGCGCGACGGTTACTTACGACTCTTTGGCGCAAAAATTCAACGCGTCGTTTGTCGGTCATGATGTTCCTGCTGCGGTAAACGTGATTGCTGCGGGGACCGGTGTTGATATCGCCGACAACCTTGGCTGGACCGTCGCGAAAGGTATGGTTACCTCTCCGGGGTCAAATGCCACGACCGTCCTAGATTACGTGATTGAGGCGGATGAAATCAGCGACAATTACGGCTCATTCGCATTCTGCGGCGCTGCGCTTACTCACGACATCGTGCAGGGGATCGCAGCGTGGAACGCAACGCAGAACGTTAAATACATGTACCTGGTGCCGGTGACCATGGCTGATTACGGCACGTGGTATGGAACGCTGCAAACCTATAGCGGCTGTGCGATGACTATCGTCAACGACGCCAACACGGAGTTTGATGAGCAAATCCCCGGCATTATCCTTGGCGCCACCGACTACAAACAGCGCAACGCCAGCCAGAACTACATGTTCCAGCAGGTGTCCGGCATCACTCCGAAGGTGGACAGTAATACTGACGCCAATACGATCGATACCGACACGCGTGTGAACTATTACGGTCGCACGAAGAACGCTGGCCAGGCCATCGACTTTTACCAGAACGGATATCTGTGCGGCACCAGTACGGATCCTCTGCAGATGAACGTTTACGCCAACGAGCAGTGGTTTAAGTCGGCTGCGACCGCAGTGCTGATGTCTGGTCTTCTGTCCCTGCCAATCATCCCGGCAACGGAAGAAGGGCGAGCCATCGTGATCAGCCTGCTTAACGGCGGTGATGATGCGCCAATCCCTCGTGCGCAGTTCAACGGCACTATCAAGGCCGAGAAGGATTTAACAGTTACGCAGAAGGCTTACGTTACCCAAATCACTGGTGACCCGCTGGCCTGGCATCAGGTGCAGTCGATTGGCTACTGGCTTGATGCCTCCGTGCAGCAGGAGTCGCAGACGAACGGCACTATCAAATACGTTATCGATTATCTGCTGGTCTACTCGAAGGCCGACGCGGTAAACAAGATCACCGGTCGGGATATCCTGATTTAACGAACCTGATAAGGCTGCCGTGCGCAGCCTTTTTTCTGGAGATAACAGATGCAAGACATCGCAGGCTTTGGCCTACAGGTTCGCGTAATCGCGAGCAAGACGTATCCTTCCGGGTTCACTGTCACTGAGTTCGCTGATGACGCTGACCCGTTCGACCTGCCAACTTTGCAGATCAACGATGCAGCTATGGGGCTCAACGGCGATATGGTTCACTGGTCTAAGGCTAACCCAATTCCACTGGCAATTGCGGTGATCCCCGGTGGTGAAGATGACAAGAATCTGGCCGTCGTATTTGAAGCCAACCGTGCTGCGCGCGGTAAGCGCCCCGCAAAAGATACCATCACCATCGTTGGTACTTATCCGAACGGCTCCACCATTACGCTGACGCCGGGTATCATTTTTGATGGCCTCCCGGGTAACGCTGTGGCGTCAGCTGGTCGTATGAAATCGAAGGTCTATAACTTCCGCTTTGAAGGCATGAGCCGGGTAGAGGTGTAACGTGGCTGAGTTACTGGAAGCGAAAAACGTAACGGTGAAAGACCGGGTCGGTAACGATGTGCCGTTTATCATCGGTAAGTTCCCGGCCATTGCAGCGCGCGAGATTGCCGCGAAATACCCAACCTCGATTGCCGCACTGGCGAAGCAGTGGGAAGAGAACCAGTACGCTGAGAGCGAGAAAATTATGCTCAAGGCGATGACATTCGTTGAGCGCGTCCTGGACGATGGTTCTACTATCCGTTTGAGCACCGCGGCCCTGGTCGATAACCACGTTCCCGATGGTGAAGCGCTGATGCGTCTTGAAAAAGAGCTGCTCGAATACAACTTCTCTTTCTTCGAAAAGTTCACCCGCTCCATTTCCTCCGGCGGTATCGTGCAGAATATGATCAAGTTGATTACGTCAACGCTGACCAGTTCATTGCAACAATCCTCTCGGCAGGACAAGCAACCCTGACAGAACTGAAGACCTCCGTCACGCTGGAGGAGGCCTTTAGCCTTTGGGAAATTGTCGTGACCACCCGGTTTAACGAGTGGTGGGCAATGGAGCAAGTGAAAAATAAACGTTAGAAAGCAATCATCCTTCTGGCATTATCATCTGAGATAGTCACAATAATAATGAGGATGTTATGAAGACGTTGATGGTTGTTTTGGCATTAAGTGTAATCGTAGTTGCAACCTCTGCAGAGGCTGGACGCGGTCGTAAACCCTGCTCCGGTTCTAAAGGCGGCATTTCACACTGCACCAAGAGTGGAAAGTTTGTCTGTAACGATGGTAGCGTTAGTCAGTCCAAGAAGATTTGTCAATAAGATAAAGCCCACTTGGCGTGGGCTACTTTTAACCGTGCTTAACAGTAGGCATCCAAATATTCTTGAATGGAGAAATTAACCTTCGGTTGTTTCCATACAAAACGGATAACACCGATTACTATCAGAATAAGCGATAGCCCAGGCAGGGATTTTGCGAATAGGAATGCTGCGATAAACCATAAGAGCAAGAAAGAAAATTTGTACTTCCATCCATAATGTACTTTTCCGCCACCTTTAGACCAGCCACGCCGAACTTTATATGGGGCTTTCATGTATTCACCTGAGTGAATGACGAGGCCAGAAAACTGATTTTTATCAATAGCCGCAGAACCATTTTTCTTCGCTGAAGCAAGCGATGCTGTCCAGGACATTCCGCTTCCAGGTATCCCGATAGTTGCTCTCGGGTTTTTACCGCCAATATTTAAAGACGCACCAGGCTTACCAAGGGTCATGCTGGAGATGCCTTTTTTGCTGATATTTAGGCTAATGCCTGGAGCAATTCTTATTTTCTTTCTAAATCTGAATGCCATTTCCCCTCCCATATGGTGTGGTTTTATGGCCTAAAAATACCTTAAATTCTAACCCTATAAAATTTATTTATTTTGGAGTAAGCATGGGCGTACTTGACACATTCGTCTTTCTTCTTGAGACAGATAACAAAAACGCCCTAAAAGGCCTGAATGATACGGATCATGCTTTGGATGATGTCCAGGATGGTTCTAAAAATGCTCATAAAGAACTTATGAACATCTTCGCAGGGGTCGGCGAAAAGGCTGGAATTACTACAGAGAGTTTAAAGGGGTTGGCTATAGCTGCTATTGGCATAGCTGGCGCTGGACTTTCACTGAATGCCGTTCTTGATCGCACTACAGAGATGCTGGGGAAGGTTCATGCGGCAGAAACTGTTGGCGTAAATGTTGGCCAGTATGATGCGCTGTCACGAACTTTTCAGACGCTTGGCGTAGATGCTGACGGTTTCCGCGACTCGATGATCGACCTCAACGAGGCCATGGGTGAAGCAGCGTCGGATGCTAAATCAGGCAAAGCTGAGTCATTCAAAACATTCGGCATTAGCCTGAAGGACTCTCAAGGGAATATTAAGTCGGCAGATGAGGCGTTGCTTGAATTATCCGACACTATGTCAAAGATGGATAAGCAGCAGGCCACCTTTCAGATTAAGCAGCTTGGCATTACTGATAACGCCGTCATCGCCGCAATGATGAATGGCAGAAAAGAACTCGAGCGTCGCATTGAATTGCAGAAAACTCTCGGTGTTCTTAATGAGAAGGATGCTGCCCAGTTAAAAAACTTCAAGTCAGCGCAGGATGATCTCTCCGCAATATTCTCCAGATTTGCTGACGTTTTGGCAATGACTGTTGTTCCTGCCCTTGAGTTGCTTATCGATGTAACTATCTCAGTAATAAAATGGGCTCGAGAGCATAAAGGCGTGTTGATGGGTGTGTTCGGCGCTTTGGCATTCGTTGCCATTCCGGCGCTCACTACCGCGTTATGGGGGATGGCGCGGGCAGCATTGGCTGCTGTAGTTCCTTTTTTACCACTTATTGCAGTTGCTGTGGCTCTGGCTCTGGTCATTGACGACCTCTGGAATTATTTCACTGGGGGAGAGTCAGTTATTGGTGACCTGGCAGCTAAATTCCCTCTCCTTAAATCAGCTCTCGATGGTGCAAAAGAAAGTGTTATTGGGGCATGGGAGGCGTTGAAACTCCTGTTCTCTGATCCATCAGCTTTCATGGATGTGCTGGTTTCAGAGCTGCAGGCCAGTTGGGATGAAATCGTTCATGGTGTAGTCGATGCTGGCGATGCTATAGGAAAGGCTCTCAACAGTGCATGGGAGAAACTCACCGCTGACACCAAGAAAGTATTCAATGACCTGCTGTCATGGGTGAAGAGCATCTTCTCCCAGATAGGAGCCTACATTTCAGACGCCGTATCAAACGCAGGCAAGGCCGCCTATGACAAGTTGCCTGACTTCATGAAAAAGGCGATCAACGCCGTGAAGGGAGATGACGAACCGAAACTGGCACAGCCTACAACTGGCGGTGCGGCTGATGAAGTTAACCCAATCAAACAACCAATTCCGTCAGTGCAGGCCGCAAGCAGCTCTATGCAGGATATTGCCAACGCTCCGGCAATACCGGCAAACCCCGGTGCAGGTCGCACATCGAGCGTCAGTAACACACAGACCGTCAACGTCGCCAAGGTAGAAGTGACCACGCAGGCCACTGATGCGCAGGGGATCGCCAGCAGTATGACTGATGGGCTGAAGAATGCTTACGGAGATATGGCAAATCAGTATGACGACGGAAGGAGCCATTAATGTCCTCATTCTCAGACCTGATGAATACCGCATCCGGATCCCTGTCATCGTACAACATGGTGATGTCTTCATTCGCTGTGGATGTCGTACGAATTACGGATGAGTTCGGCGCGCAGATGTTCACTGAGTGCCGGGCTATGCGTGCCGCAGTGAATCGTTCTTCCGATCTGTGTGAGCATCCGCTGGAAACCGGCAACACCATTTCTGACTTTAAAATCATCAAAGCTAACGTCGCGCAGCTCACGATGTTCATCCCGGCTGATGCGTATGGTTCGGTGTATAGCGACATTGAGCAGGCCTACGTCAACAGTACATCGCTTATCGTACAGACCCGCGCATCTTCTTATGCGGATATGGTTATCACCGACATGCCGCACGATGAGGCGCCAGACCTTGGTGACACGGTAGCTGTGACGCTAACCCTAAAAGAGGTTCAGTGGTTCACATCGACCATTGAAACGATGCCTGCCAAAGAGGTTGCAGTATCCAGCAAATCCGCGAAAACGGGTGGCACGGCCAAACCTGACGCCGACACCGTGAAGCAGGGGCAGAAACGCCCATCTGATGCCTCTCCGGCTACGCAGGAAAAATCCAGCTCCCTGGCCAAGGATATTAAGGACTGGTTCTGATGAAGCAAATCCCATTGAAGTCTTTCCCCAGACAGTCACTTTCCGTTGTCCTCGAGGGCGCTTTGTATGAGCTATCCCTCAAAGAGTGCAACGGCATCATGGCTGTCACAGTCACCCGTGATGGCGCGGTAATCGTCAACAATCGCCGGGCGGTTGCGGGTGCGCCAATCATCCCGTCACGTTACCTAAATGACGGTAATTTTTTCATCATCACCGACAATGACGAGCTGCCGTACTACACCGCTTTTGAGGGTAGCGATGTTTTTGTCTGGATGACGAATGAGGAGATCGACAGTGCTTGATGGCCGTGTGCTAAAAATTGGCATCGAGATTAACGGGCAGATGAAGTTTTACGAAGGCGCAGCCGCCACGGCTAAGATTGTTAAAACGTCAGACGGAAAACAGAACAGCTGCCAGATAACACTCGACAACCTCCTTCTTGAAACCATTGATTATCTCGTTACCGAAACATCTCCATGGAACCCAAATCAGAAGGCCAAGCTGATTACCGTGATGGCCGGTCGCCAGTCAACTGGTGTAGAGAACATCTACAGCGGTGATGTTGTCCTGGCTGAACCCAGCATGCCGCCTGATCGACGACTCACCATGAAGGCTCTAACCCAGAATGGTGCAAAGTACAAATGGGCGTCGCGTTCGTCTCCGAAAACAACCCAGCTCTCCGAACTGTGTAAGGGGGTAGCGAAAGACTACGACCTGACTCTGCGGTTTGAGGCCAAAGACAAGACCGTTGCCAACTACGTCTATAACGGGCCCGTCGGCAAGCAGATACAAAAGCTTGAGCAGGTGGGTGATGTTGACTGCTTTATTGACGATGACTTCCTGGTGGTTAAAGACCTTGGGAAAGGGATGAAGGGCGAAGTGAGGGTAATCTCGTCGGCTACCGGAATGATTGGCAACCCGGTTCTGGATGATAAAGGCGTTAAGGTGCGCATGCTGTTTGATCCGTCCATAAAGCTGGGGCAGCAGATAGAAATTCAGTCTTCGGTCAACAAAGCCGCAAATGGCCAGTACGTGATTTACAACTGGGCCGCCAGCCTGGCGACGCACGAAAACGACTGGTATCTCGACCTGTCCTGCAACAACGACAACATCACATCAATAGCCGAAAAACGCGAGGCGCAGAAGAAAGCTGATGCCAAATCCAACTCCAAGCCAAAAACCGGGACAAAGTGACAGCCTTTCCGGCTCAATGGACCTGGTGCTGAGAAAGTTTTTGCTAGATGTCGATGACATGCTTCCAGCCCGTATCGTGTCGTATGATCGAAATGCTAACCGCGCTCAGATAGACATCCTCTACAAAGTAACCATGACGGATGGTTCCATGAATCCACTTATGGCGCCCGCAGAGGTTCCGGTGCTGACAATTGGTGGCGGTGGAATGTGCCTTACGTTTCCGATAAAGCCCGGCGACCTGGGATGGATAAAGGCCAGCGACAGGGATATGTCGTTATTCCTGCAGAGTTATGAAGCGGAGCCGGGCAATACAACCCGGCTTCACTGTTTTGAGGACGGCGTCTTTATACCGGATGTAATGAAGGACTTTGTTGTCAGCGATGGTGCAGCGGCCACGCTACAGACTATCGACGGCACGACATCAGTAGCGGTTAAGCCAGGTAGCATAGTGCTGACAGCGGGCTCCACTGTCGTGTCGATAACTGAAAGCGGTATTGAGTCCAATAAGCCGATCAAAGCACCACAATTCACTGACGGCGCCATCAATACGTTTGGTCACGTCCATACCAATCCGGAGGGCGGCAACGTAGGGCCGATGAAGAACCCATGAAGACATTAGCCACCAACAATGACTTTGATATCTACTTGGATAACTCCCGAAACATCGCAATGGCTGCTGATCTTCAGGCCGTCATTCAGACGTGCGAACACGTAGCCAGGACAAAGCTAACTGAGTTGCCGTACGCGCAGTCGCGCGGTATCCCGTTCTTCGATATCGCATTGGGGTCCCAACCAGACATTAGCTTGTACGACATGTTCCTGCGAAAGGTCTACAAGACCGTTCCTGGCGTCGAAGGGGTGGGGAACATTAATTTCTCAAAAAACGGCGACACGCTGAGTTACACCGCCCAGATAAGAACGATTTACGGAACGGAGAGCGCAAGTGGAATCATATAAATACCTCTCACCAGAAGGTGTGATCGTCCCGGATACATCGCAAATCCTGACTGATACAGAGAATGAGTGGAAAGCCACTTTTGGTAGCGATCTGGACGTTACACCGGACACGCCGCAGGGCATGATCATCGCCAGCGACGTTGCAGTTCGTTCCGAGGTTGTAGCGAACAATGCTGCCGTAGCAAACCAGATTAACCCCAACTATGCAGGCGGCCTGTTCCTGGATGATATTTGGGCTCTAACTGGCGGGAAACGCCGGGCCTCAACATATACGCTCGTTGATGGTGTCGCGCTGACTGGCGTGCCTGGCGTGGTGATACCGTCCGGTTCTAGGCGCTCATCAAATGGAAATCTGTTTGAGTTGCTTTCTACTGTCGAGCTGGATAACGCAGGGAAAGGAACCGGTATTTTTCAGTCTCTGGAGGCAGGAGCCATTCCTTGCCCGGCTCATACGCTGAAAGACCCTGTCGTGGGATACACGTCTGTAGGATGGGAAACATCGGATAATCCGGTTGCCGGGACAATGGGTACCGAAGAACAGTCAGACCTGTCAGCCAGGAAGGAGCGGCGCCAGACATTGGCCATTCAAGGGCGATCGATTGGAGAGGCTGTCTATTCAAATATCAGGGCGGTCGTCGGGGTTAATTCGCTGTCGTTTCGTGAGAACGTAGACGGTACGACCAAAACGATTGATGGGATTAGCCTTATTGCCCATTCAGTATGGGCATGCGTTGATGGCGGCGAAGATACCGCTGTTGCAGCAGCACTCTATCGCTCTAAAACAGGTGGTGCTGCATGGAATGGGACTGTCAGTGTTGATGTAACAGACGCGTGGTCTGGGCAGAAATCAACGGTAAAGTTTGACCGTCCTACAGCCAAGCCTGTTATGGCGAAATTTACGGTTGTCTCTAAAGGTGTTGGCACCGGCGATCCAACTTCGCTTATCAAAGACACCATCGTAAAATATGCAAACGGGCAACTCGATAATGGAGAAGAAGGGTTTACTCTCGGCACAGACGTATCTCCGTTCGAATTGTCAGCCGCTGCTAACACCGCCTCACCACAAATATTTATTAAGAGCGTTGAAATAGCGAATAAAGCAACTACTCCGACCTGGTCAAAAGATGATATTGCGATAGGGCTAAACGAAAAGGCTACTATTCAGATTGACGATATTCTTGTGGTGGCAACATGAATATTCAACGGTTCGACTTCTCTCTGGATTTGATGAAGGTTTTAAAATGGGAGTATGACCAGGCACCGAACCTATCGAACATTTTTAATCTGAAGCAGAAATGGTATGACGATAATCATCAGGTTTTTTGGGCTTTGTGGGAAAAGGATGTATTCAATCTGTTTACCGCCAATGATTTCGGTCTGAATGTCTGGGCAATCATCCTTAACCTGCCTCTATATACCGAATCAAAAGCAAGCCCCACAAATTATCCAGCGTTTGGGTTTGCAGATTTTGGCCTGAATTTCGGCAGGAGTAACTTCGCGGTTGATGTTGACTCAGTAAATAAACTTACGGTAGAGCAAAAACGACAATTACTTCGCATGCGTTGGTGGCAGATAACTTCCGATGGCTCGATGCCTTCCATAAACCATGCCTTATATGACGTTTTCGGGAAAGACGTCTACGCACTCGATGGTCAGGATATGACTATAACCGTTGTTTATCAGATTATCCTTCCAGACATCATGATGCGACTCCTTCAGGATTTTGACCTTATTCCACGACCGTCCAGCGTTAAATTTAATCATCTTGTTAAACCACGAGATGCTTTTGGATTTGCTGAATATAACCTCAACTTCGATCAGACCAATTCACAATTTGGGAGTTAATATGACTTCATTTATTAAGGTCCCCTTTGCATCATCAGGGGACAAAGTTGCTGTGCCAGATACCGATGCTGGCGGCGGCGTTAATATGACACAGGGGTATGGTCAGGCTTATTCTCTGGATCCGGCTACTGACCCATCAGCAAAGCGGATTGAACGCGATAAGATGAACTGGTTATTCAACAGAATAACTCAGGCAATTAATGAAATTCAGTCTGGTGGCGTAGCGCCTTTTATCACCAGTGCAGATAATGGTGGATCTGCTTTCTCTTATGGTAAAGGTGCTTTAGTTTCGTTGAGTGGTGTGGTTTATCAGTCTTTGGTGGCGAATAATACAGCAACCCCACCTGGCGCGAACTGGTCAGCATTGCCAGAAAAAATACAACCTCTCGATGCCACCCTAACAGCTCTTGCTGGTCTTGTTGGGGCGGCAAATAAACTTCCGTATTTTAATGGTGCTGATACAGCAGCGCTAACTGACCTGACACCTGTCGGGCGAGATATCATTGGCAAAAGTAACGTTGCTGCTGTTCTCCAGTACCTTGGATTGGCTAATTACGCAGACAAAGCTAGTCTGGCGAATCAGGAGTTCTCTGGCCCCGTATCATCTAAAGACAGCGTTACCGCAACATCGCCAGATGGGGTAACCCGCAAAGTGTCGCTTAATGCCAGTACGGGGTTGCAGATAGTTATTTATGATGGCGGAACTTACAAGGGGGCAATAACCATCCCGGCAAAAGACGGGATAATGGCACTTGTATCTGATTTGGCTAATTTTGCTGATAAAAAAACGTCAGATTCTCAGGTTTTTACGGCACCCGTTGTGTCAAATGACGGTATCGTTGCGCAGTCAGGCACCTCGAAAGTTATCCTGTCAGCACAAAACGGGCTGAAATTAATTACTTATCAGAATAATCAGTATGCGGGTGGTGTTGAGATACCGAAACGAGATGGTGTTATAGCGCTGACTGCTGACCTGTTTGGGGTGTCACA